TTGACTATGGGGTATTCGCAAACATGATGCATGTTATGCCCGTGTTCGATAAGGATGCTTTTTAAGCCCAAGGCATGTCCAACATCTGCGTTTGCAGGCTTGTCTTCGATCCAATACATACCGCTGTCTTTGTACGGAGCCAATGCTGAATCTTTGTCTGCACCTGTGTCTAAACATATCACTGTCTCAATGGCATTGCCAAACAGTTTGCGTAGGTTCTTTTCTCTAAGCTTCTGTGCGTTTTTGTCTAGGCTCAAACTGGTGATCACACGGAATTGATAACCGTGTTTTTCATGCAGTCTTTTAACATAGTGAGCTGAATCACGTAGAGCAGGAAGGAATCCAATAGCAGCTGATTCATTGAATGTCTTGATGACTTTTTTCGAATCTTTTTCTTCTAGCTCGTTGTAGTGATGATGTAGATAATAGCTTTTCTTATTGTCAGCTGTTAAGGTATAACCACGTTCTTGCATCCAAACTGAGAATGCCCATTCCCAATCTAGTAGAACACCGTCTGCGTCTGTGAGTATAAGTTTTTGTTTCATAGCATATTATAGCATTATTTTGGGCAGTTGTCAACCAGATAAGTAAATGATGAATATAATAATCTATACCTTGGTGATGGTACAAATCACTATAGCCTGTGTAACGCTGTACTTGCACAGAAGTCAAACACATCGAGCTGTGCAATTTCACCCTGCTGTTAACCATTTTATGCGAGCCTGGCTTTGGTTCACAACAGGCATGGTCACTCGTCAATGGGTGGCCATACATCGCAAACATCATCAACGTTCGGACCAAGAGGGCGATCCGCATAGCCCACAGATCTACGGCATTTGGCGTGTGCTGTTTGGCGGAGCATTGCTTTATCATTCTGCCAGCAAAGACACAGTCATGGTTGACTCCTTGAGCAAGGACTGCCCTAATGATTGGATTGAACGCAACCTTTACTCCGCACACAGTCGCTCAGGTATTCTTTTAATGCTGGTCATAGACTGCTTGTTCTTTGGACCGTGGGGACTTGTAGTGTGGGGTATTCAAATGATCTGGATCCCATTCTGGGCAGCAGGTGTAGTCAATGGTGTTAGCCATTGGTGGGGATATCGCAACACCGATACCAAAGACACCAGCCGTAACATCATTCCGTGGGCTGTTTGGATAGGTGGAGAAGAACTACACAACAATCATCACGCTGATGGTGCCAATGCCAAGTTCAGCCAAAAGTGGTATGAGTTTGATCTAGGTTGGATGTATATTTCGATACTACGGTTCTTTAAGTTGGCCACAGTTAGATAAAGAAAAAGCACCCGAAGGTGCTTTTCTTTTACCACTATGTAATGCTCTATGAGCGTAAATTATTTCTTCACGCCGCTGTTAACAAATGAATACATCTTTTCGGCGGTTTCTAGTACTTTATCTAAACCTGGAAACTCTGGCATTCCAACTGTGGTAATCAACTTGCCTGTAACTGGATCTTTGGCAGTTGACATTTCCCAACCGTTGAACTTGGCATAGAAGTCATCTTGTACTAGGCTTTTTGCCATGCCCAAGATGTCTGTGCGGATTTCGTAGCCGTTCTTGTTGAATTTAACTTCTGGTGCTTTCGGTGTTTCGAATACGTTTGACATAATAATCTCCTGTGTGTAATGTCTGTGTCTAGCAGCTACTTCTTTTTCGCTGTTAGTTTATTATATATGCTTAACAAGAAAAAAACAACTATTTTCTGAACTTGTTTATCCGTTCACGGATGATCTCTATCACAGGTTCTGCCAACACCACTTCATAGTGATTGTAGTCAACATCAATCAGTTCCATATCTGCATGATGTCGTTGGCTTTGAATGCTAACCACTCCGTCGTTGGCCACAACTATGAAAGGACTGCGACCCTGCACAGTGACCACGTTGCACCAGGGATGCTGCACTTTGATCTTGGCCGCTTCCCGCATGGCCCAGCTGCTGGGACCAATATCACGCATGAGCCTACTGAATGGTAAAAAGTATTGAGCATAGTCTGCTACTTCAGCACCACCATAAGGTGTGCTTAGTGTAACAGCACCCAATACCTGTGTGGGCAAGTGATGGCTGAGATGCAGAGCATATATGCCACCTAGACTGTGCGCTATGAAAAAACACTGTTTGACTCCAGCCAAACTCTGCTGCATTGCTGCTAGATTGTGTTCAAACCCATCACGACTGTCATAGTTTAGGTCTAGACCCTTGCCCAGTCTAGTTCTGATATGATTGAAGCTTTCGCCGGTGGCATTGGCACCGTGTATATAAACTAAGTTCATAGTGTATATATCTTTTGCGGTGCAACAACTTACTTGATCATCAAGGCTTTGGCTTCTTAATGCACATGCCGCTCTAGTTTGTCCAATTGTTAGGCAAATATTGTATATGGTGTTTAAAAAGTTTTTCATAGATAAGTCCCCTTTTGAGAGTAGTTGAACTCGCGAATATAGTTTTCGAGTTGAGCGGCATCGGTAATGCCTTTGTCTGCTAGATAAGCATCTAGACTTGCTTGATAGCTGCTACCTGGGAACATTTCTGATAAACGTTCTAGCATAGACTGCATCTTTTCTGATAGGTATTTCATTTGTTTCCTCTGTATGTGTGTAGCAACGTTAGTTCCTACTCAGTATTTACCATGAGAAGTGTTACAACTTGATTAAATAGAACAAACAGTGTATAATATCAAATGATGCGTAGAGGGTAAATACTAGACTAGGAAAGGCACATGAAACTAAAAACAAGATCAATCCTGCAGGAATTGAATGAAATAGCAGAAATCCGTAACAAGGATGAACTGTTTGAAAGTCGTGCCACCAACATCATCAATTCAGCTATTAATCTGCTGGAAACGTTGAAAAAACACTACACAGCAGAACAAGCGGATGAACTAGAACGAAGATTGCTGAATGCCATACGTGGGCAGGATCCTGCCAAATTCACTCGAGGCATACGTAAGATCGCTGAATCTAAAAGAATCAAGAGACCGTTAAATGAATCAGAGTAAATTACTAGAAGGCGGCAACGTATTCAAAACCGCAGACAAGCAGAGTCTGACGCAGCGTATTGCTACCAAAGATGTGCCAGCAACCATTGACTTTCTTGAAAAGATTACAGATTTAGACTTTACCAAAGAACTGGATCCCGATGACAAAAAGCCTGTGAAATGGTTGGGTACCACTGGACGCAAAGAAGATCCCGATGGCACATTTGAACTTAACAGCTCAGGTGATCTGGATCTCAGCGTGGATGCCAGAGAGATCTCCAAAGAACAATTGATTGCTAAACTGGCAGACTGGTGTAGAAACAATGGTGTGCCAGAAGAAGAAATTTTCAACAAAGGAACGAAAAAAACTGACGGCTGGATCAAAGATGCTGGCGACAACGATCACTTCAGAACTCCAATTTCCGGTAGTCAAACCAACGGATTTGCACAGTCTGACTTCATGCTCACAGTGAATCCCAAGTTTCAACAAGGAAGCATGATTGGTGGCAAAGGCCAATACAAAGGCGAACATCGACACATTGTGCTCAGCAGTCTTGCTCGTGCTCGAGGCATGAAATATTCTCCTAAATTTGGACTGCTGCATGGTGACACTGAAGAACCGGTGGAAAATGGCGACGACTGGAATGTGATCTCAAAACAACTATTGGGACAGACAGCCACAGTCAAAGACGTCAAGAATGTAGATGCAATCATTGCCTACATTATCAAATTGCCCAACTACGATGAATTGATAGCAGGTGCAAGAGAAACACTGGGCAGACAAGGTATTGAACTGCCTGTGAAAGAAGCCTTTGAAAGTTACGTGCCAGGCAGCAACGCCTGGATGCGCAGAATGATAAACATCGTAAAATGAGATTCTGGGAACTACTATTAGAAGATGATGCACCTCCTGCCAAGAAAGTTGGCAGAGAATTCAACCACCTTGAAGACAAAGTGTTTGCAGAAGACGACGGTGCAATCAAAGTCGTACAAGCTCTAAAAGCTGTGGCCAAACCCGAAACCAGCATCACAATCAAATGGGATGGCAACCCCACCATATATTGGGGACGTGATGACGATGGCACATTCCGCATGGTAGGA